ATATATATGTGCGGTTGCAACAAAAACCTAGTGTTTCTACTAGTATGCCGTATCTAATGATAGTATAAATAGTTGTGGATCACGGGACGGCAATCCCCACCCACTCTAACATTGTAAAGGAATGTCAGCATGAGTATTTATAGCTCACAAAAAGGTATACCATACGTATACAAATGTACCGAGAAATCAACAGGTAGATTCTATATCGGATACAGATACAAATATTATGATAAACCAGAAGATGATTTAGGTAAAAATTATTTCACATCAAATGAATACGTGAAAGAAAACTTCAGCAAATTTGATTATGAAATTATAGCTACCTTTGCCAATAAAAGAGATGCATTAAATTTTGAAGGTCAATTGATAAGAGAAACACAATCAGACCTTCAAATAAACTACGACCGAATAAAAAAACGTAAAGGTACTTAGTGTGCCGTGTCTAAATCATCGTGCCTGATTTTGGCAAGAATATAGTCCTTGACCAATGAAGACCTCACAATATCATCCACAGTAAACTCAATACGGGTAAAGGCGTGCATGTGTTCGGCAATCTCAAAGAATTTCAAAATGCCTGTTACATCATTCTTTTTCTTGTTGAGGTCAGTCTGTCTGTAATCACCACACCAAATGATCTTGGATCGATATCCAACACGTGTCATCACGGTGTCTATCTCCTCAAAGGTCATGTTCTGCATTTCGTCCACAATGATAATGGCATCATCAAAGGACATACCACGAATGAATGATGTTGAAATGAATTCAATGTGACCTTGTTCTTCCAATCTATCCCATGCATCCTTGCGACCAAATAAGGTTTCACATATCTGCCTGTATGGCTGTTGGTAAATCTCCATCTTTTCATTCACATCACCTGGTAAGTGACCAATTTCACGTGATTGTACGGCAGAGCGCACCACGATTATCTTATTGAATGGGTTACTCTTATCGAGCACCTCTTCTATTGCCTTGTACAGAGCACAAAAGGTTTTACCTGTACCTGCTACACCATGTAGTGCAACGAAATAATCTCCTCTTTTATATGCATCAAAGAATAATCTCTGATTCTCCGTTAGTGGATCGAATGTTTGCAAGTCATCGATTTTTACTCTCAAAGAATTACTGCGTGGTTTGGTATCCGCTGAATCAGATACCATGATTTTAGTATTTGCTTTTCTAGCCATTCTTGGTTTTCTCTCTTTACGGTAATTATTAGGCAATGATGTGTGAAAGTTGATGTTTGGCCTCTCCTTCTTTATAAGTATTGGTGTTGCTTTTCAGATGAGCTTTACGAATCTTACATGTGACCCAATCATTATAGTAGTCAGGCGTAAGCAAACACCCTCGTACAAATATTTCATAAGTCTCATAGTAACTGCACTCTGTACGATTCTTACAGAAATACAAAACCTCACGATGGAAACTGTCTGCTCCCATGGTGGCCACATCTTCAATGATTGTTTTGTTTGAACCAAAATAGTTTTGCCAACCTGAATTGACACGGGTTTTCTTTTTCTTCCCGTTAACTTGCCTTGTTGCGGCTTTGGTGAAATACTTTCGGCCAATGTACTTGCGACCGGTTACTTTGTTTGTGATACAGTAGACGTAACCATAATGACCTTCAATCATTTGGTCGGTTACCTCTACACCATTATAAAACCATGCCATTTATTCTTCGTCTTCAGCGTCAGGGTCGATAAAATCATCTTCCTCTAAAGCTATATATTCGCCACAGAATGGACAGTGCATTGGATCACTCTCACACTCTGTCTCGTCATATTGAATTGCAAAGTCCGAACCACACGATTCACATTCGTGATTAACTATTAACATAAGTTACCTCCATATACTGTTACTTGAGTATATAGACAACATAGGAGGTTAATTACGGTGTACCAAATTTTTCTATAAAATCAATCCATGGCCTACAATGTGCTATTGACATAGAAAACCACATTAAAGCCATTTCAAATGATTGGCCACCACACATGGGTAGATTGAAGTAAAACAAATTAACAAACCCCATAATCATAAACAATGGAGTGGGAAAAAAAATAATAAATGTTGTCATCATTTGACTATTCGTTCATTCTCCATTTGTTTTCTGGCAGGCCATAGTCCCATTTTGGATCCATTTCAACATTCCACCTAGTGGTGGCAACATTAAAATCTGGTATCTTCATCTTTTTAGGATTACTTGCTGGTTCCAGAATAACAACACGGTTATTTGGTTGTGCTGCAAATTGGCCATTGTCACATTTAATAAAGTTGAATGACTTGTGGTCTTCAACATCTTCACTATGACCACAATCTATAACATTAAAATCTGGATGTGCAGAGTCAACAGTGAAAAGGTATTCACCTTCCAACCAAGATCCATCTTTCATCTTAATCTTACATCTCATATTTGAGATCATTGCTTTTCTAATCACAGTAATATCATACGACATGCTGTTCCACAATTGCAAGAAATCTAAAGGATATGGTTCGCCTTCAATAGGTTTCCAACAAAATGCATGTAATGGTAATTTGTCATACAATGCACCATATTCATTCAAGTACGCTTCGATTCTGAATGCTTGACTACGCTGAGACTTTAATGATATCCACCAACAAGGTTCGAGTTCTCCATGACCTTTCTCAAAGTCATAGAGGAATTCTCTGCGAACAAAACATTTGACTGGCGGCAAGTTTGCTACTAGAAAACTCATGCAGCCTTACTCCAGACCTCATCCCATGAACCAGACAAGGCACCTTTGGCATAGTCGGTGGCACGGTTCTCAAAGAAATTGGTGTGTGTTGGTGCATTAATCATTTCTTCAACCCATGGCAATGGATTGCGTTTGACTTTGAATATGCCCTTCATACCAAGACCAATCAATCTACGGTCAGCAATGTAACGAATGTATTTCTTTAATTCATCTGCTGTTAGACCTTCCATAACATTGAAACCAAATGCTAGGTCAATGAACTTATCTTCCAATTCAACCATGCGTTCAGCAATGGTGTAAATGGATGATTTCAAGTCATCATTCCAAATCTCTTGGTTCTCTGAGATGTATGTCTTAAACAACTTCATCATGTTCTCAGCGTGCATTGTTTCATCAACAATAGACCAAGTAACAATCTGTCCCATGCCTTTCATTTTACCAGTACGTGGGAAGTTTAACAACATAACAAAAGATGAGAACAACTGCATACCTTCAGTGAAGGCACTGAACACGGCGATATGGCGTGCAGTGTTCTCTTTTGTACCATTCTTATTAGAAATGTCCATCACATAGTCGTGCTTGTCTTTCATTTCTTGGTACGCCATGAATTCATTGTACATTGTTTCAGGCAGGCCTAATGTCTCAATCAGATGTGAGTATGCGGCAATGTGCAAGGCCTCACGTGCTGCGAAGCCCAACAACATCATGCGAACTTCAGGCTGAGGGAAATATGGCAGATAGTTGTTTACATAACCACCTGCAACATCAATGTCACCTTGAGTAAAGAATCGAAAGATGTGTGTGAGAAACATCTTCTCTTCTTTTGATAGTTTATTCTTCCAATCTTTAACGTCTTCATGCATTGGCACTTCTGTGTGTAACCAATGACTCTGTTCGTGTTTTAACCATGCATCATATGCCCATGGGTAATTAAAGGGTTTAAATGAACTGCGTTCGTCCGTCAGTCTGCTGGGATTCTTCTTAACCATTGATCCATTCCTTAACTAGTTCTTCTGATTTTACACCAACCATCTTCTTAAGTACAGTACCATCTTCAATCATTACCAATGTTGGTACTGAACGAATGCCAAATTCAATCGCCACATCCGATTGTGCGTCAATATCAACGACCTCAATTGGGTATGGTGAATCCACATTGTTTAAAATCATGGCCATTGCTTTACATGGCTGGCACCATGATGCTGTAAATCTAATAATCTTTTTCATTTGTTGCACCAACTTTGTTTTGCTTCACCGTAATATTCACGTGCGAAACCATTTTGAATTAACATTGCTCTGAGACTCTTACCATCTAACAAAACATCACCAAGAACACGGCCACCATATTTGTCCCAATCCATCAATGCAACTTGTCTCTTTTGTGCGGCATTGATTTGTGCCTTCGTGAAAGCTGTTGCTGCTTCGCCACGCTGTGCTTCTTGTGGACACATTGCTCTGTGACCTTTTTCAGGTGTATCAACACCAAACACACGAATACTTAATTCTTGTTTCAATGGCGGTGGCAAGAATGTTGCTTGAAATGCAACCGTGTCACCATCAATAACCCTAGTGAGTGGGAAATCATAGATGACCATTGGTTTTTCTTTTTGTGCAAAACTTGTAACTGACGTTAATGCTAAGATAGCAACTAATAATACTTTTTTCATTTTTATTCCTTTTTAAAAAATTAACCTTCGCAAGCCAAACATTCATTGCCTTGAGCAATGGCACTCATGTCCAACTCTTTAATAACTTCTCTCTCAATACGTTTAGATACCTTATCAGCCTTGGCCAATTTCTCTGAACGGCAGTAGTACAATGTTTTCAATCCTTTTTTCCATGCCAAGAAGTGGCAGGCGTGTAGATATTTAACATTTACATCAGGCCTAAAGAACAGGTTTAAACTCTGTGCTTGGTCTATGTATTGCTGACGATCAGCGGCATGTTCAACAACCCATCGTTGGTCAATCTCCATGCCAGTTTTGAACACCTCTTTATCGTTCTCACTCATCCACTCAAGGTGTTGCACTGAACCATCATTGGCAATAATAGATGACCAAATATCGGCATATTGACCTGAATCCTTATCTTCACTTAGACCCAAATGTTTTCTGATAACTCCATCTAACCATTTATTCTTGGTCAAATGTGAACCACTCAACGTGTCTTGTCTGTAAGCATTAGCACGATAAGGTTCAATAGAAGGGCTGGTATTACCCATAATAATAGAAGAGCTAGCATTGGGAGCAATAGCCATAACGTGAGCAAACCTGCGGCCAGTGCCAGCACAATCTGCCGGAGATCCCCTAAGAGTCCCAAGGTCGGTGTTTGCTTCATCTAGTTTACCTCTGATGTGTTTGAACATTTGGTTGTTAAGGACTTTAGCCATGACACCTTCGAAAGCAACACCATTCCGTTGTAGGTAAGCATGAAAGCCGAGAGCACCAACGCCAATGCTACGCTCACGGCCTGCAGAATACTTTGCACGGGAAATGGCATCAGGAGCATTAACGATAAAATATTCAAGCACATTATCGAGCATCTCAGCCATATCTCTAAGGAATAACGGGTCATTTTTCCACTCATCATAATACTCCAAGTTAACTGAAGATAGACAGCACACAGCAGTACGGTCTTTATCAGTTGGTAAAATAATTTCACTGCATAAATTTGATTGATTGATTTTCAAACCTAGTTTCTTCTGAAACTCAGGTAATGCACGATTACTCGTATCAATGTAATGTATATATGGTTCACCGGTCAACATACGCATCTCAAGTATGTTTTGCCACAATAGTTTGGCAGAAATCTTTTCACGTACTTCACCATTGTGTGGGTCTTTCAACTCCCATGTATCATCCACATTGGGGTCCAACATAGACTTCTCGACCAACTCCATGAAATCATCGGTGATATTGATACCATGATGTAGGTTCAATGTTCGCATATTGGGATCACCAGTAGGTTTACGCATCTCCAAGAAAATCAAAATGTCAGGATGGGATATGTTAAGATAAGCAGCATAAGAACCACGGCGAGTACGACCTTGTCTATAAGCCAAAGAAGAAGCATCATAAGTCCTAAGGTGAGGCATGATGCCAGTAGACTTATCATCAGCCGAACGAATACCCAAGCCGATGCCAATACCGCCTCCCAACATTGAAAGCCAGTTAACTTCTGATAGACAATTGACAAGACCTTCAGAGGAATCGTGTAGATAAGGTAAAAAACATGATATAGGAAGGCCACGCTTACTACGCCCAAAACTGAGAATAGGAGTAGAATATGACAACCAATGTCTACTGCTATATTCGTACAACCTTTGAGCATGTTCTTGGTTAGACCCGAACGCATTTGAAACATATGCGAACCTTTCTTGCGGAGACGTTTCATCGTCCTTCATGTAACTTTCTTTTAATCTTTTTCTACCTAACTCATCGAACAAATTGTCCCGAGAATAGTCAACCTTTATACCGTGAACGATATTCATATTTACTCCAATTAATTATTTTTGTTCTTTAAACTCATTTGCCATTGGAAATACTTTGGCAATTACTTTAGCGCATTCAATCGCAATGTCTCTGTGTTCTTTTTGTGTACCGTTTGCTGAACGGAGTTGTATGTAGTGAATCCACGAACGCAATGTGCCGTTCATGTAGAGGCGACTTACAGTAAGGCCTTCTGGCAATACCGCACGTGCCTGTTCTTTAGCAATACCATTCTTGATAGCCCATGAGTACTCTTGTTTGACTGAAAACAATACTCGTTTCTGAGCACGTTCCCATTCAAATGCCAATAACTTCTGTGCCTCATCATTCATATCTAACTCTACACTATTTTGACGATTCTTTGTGTCTTGTAATCTTGCTTCACGTAACACAAATGCCTCATCGAGTTCAGCTGTAGGGTCTGCATATCGTTGACTAAACTCTTGGAAACTAAAACTACGGTGACGCAAGATTTGTCGTGCAATGTCACGTGTCGTTGTAAGTTCCAAACACATACTCACCATCTCAAGTGGTGACCAATGTTGGTGTTTAACCAAATAACGAATCAACTTCTCACTCGTTTCTTTATTATCTTGGTTTGCAGGGTTTGACACCCTCGCACAAAACGCAACCAATTCAGTCATGTTCTCTGCGAAATGTGACTCAGGTTGCGAATAACTAATCATCTCAACTTTCATACTCATACTTTCTTCCAAAAAATAAATTCAGTTTGTGCCTTAATACCTTTGAATGTGTTATTACTTATAATATCTTCAATTTCATCAGGCGATAAACCATTCAATACCATCTCATTAATATCCTTGCCTTCAACAGTATCAGGCCAAATGACGACATTATGACCTAACGCTATCGCTTCTTGCATCAACTTCGTAATTTCTTTATTACGTGGTTCATTGTCATATATCAAGGTAATATTATTTGCCTTAATATTTTTTACCGATTGGTGCAATGACGAATCACCTGATGCCAGACAGTTACTTAGGAACATGGAATCCAGAGGTCCCTCAACCATTCTAACAGGTTTACTCAGGTCAACTCTATCGAGGCCAAATACCATCTTATCCGCATCTTCTTTAATCTTCAGTGTCACATAACGTAGTTTGTTATCTGAAGTCTCCAATGCACGACCAGACACACCAATGAGGTCATTATACTCGTCATAGAATGGAATTACAAGCCGTGCATCATCGACCACTTTTTTGCCGTGATCTGGAATCAAGGCATCTAAAAATCTTTTGTAGTGTTGTGTGAAGAATAATCTATTGTATGATTCTTTTGGTACCATACGGTTCTGTAGATAGGTCAAACAGAAGTGACCTTCGGGTAGTTTACTGCAAACCTCTGCCTCAGTGAATGAGGTTTCTTTTTGTAGTTTACCAAATCGTGGAGGTGGTATATCAATGAATGAGACTGGTTTGTTTTGTACACCAGTCTCACCACTTTTATAATTCTCCATCACATACTCTTTATACAAAGAGTCATCTAGGTTCTTAATTAGATTGCCTAGATTTGTACCGACACTGCAATTGTGGCAACGATAGAACAAACCATTGCCTTTTTGGTACACGTACCCTCTAGCTTTGCTTTTGTTCCTTTGACTATCACCACAAATTGGGCAAGAGAAATTCCATAGGTAAGAATCTTTTTGTTTAAAGTTACGTAAACGTGAAGATACTAATTTGATATATTTTGAGTCAGTCGATATTGTCATAGACCATAATATAACACACCTTCAAGTGTTTGTCAAGACTAACCAAGAATTTTCATTATTGTTTCCGAATGACCAGATACCCAACCCATGACGGCAATTGCGCCAGCGGCAGTCCACAACCATTTGTCTCTTTGAGTTTTCAATGCACCAAGTTCTTCAGCTAAAGCTTTATGTTGATTACAAGAAGCATCATACATCGTATTTAACTTGTCTGTCAAGCTATCCCTTGTTTTATCAAGGCAATCATGCATATCTTTTACGCCGATTTTAAGATCATCAATTTTCTCATCTAAGTTTTGTACCTTAGTTTCAACAATACCAAGTCGTTCTGTTGTAGTAGCCATTTATTTTTTCTCAGGCACTTTAGTGCCTTCTAACTTCTTATGCACTTTGATTTTCTTACAGTCTTGAGCCGGTTTACCAGTCTTTTTATCCATGATTGGTTTACCTGCTTTGTCCACCTTATCGTGACAAACTTCTTTCATTTCACCAGCTGCAAATACTGGTGTTGATAATATTAAACATAGACCTGCTACAAATATAATGTTTTTCATAATACGTCCTTAAATGTATGGTTGTGGTGCGGCAGGCGGTGCAGATTTACCACCGAATCCCACTGTCACCGAAATTGGTTGTTGACTGTAATCTGTTGATGCACCTGGATTGTATCCACCACCATATGAAGGTGCTGGTTGAGAGAATGATGTTGGTGTTGGTGAACTAAAACCACCGCCGTTGAATGCTGGTGTTGTTGAAGATAACGTAGGTGTTGCAACTCCGCTTGTTGGTAAACCGGTTGAGGCATTTGTTGCACCTGCTACTTTTTCTTGTGTGCGTCCATATGCTGTAACACCTAATACACCACCCATGGCAACGTGGAACAAACCACCGCCTTGTAGTGTAATTGGAACCCATTGACGGAAGGCATCATTGGCTGCCTGTACTTCCCAAAACTGTACGATAGTGAACATAATTGGGAACAAAGCAAAGTCAAATAGACAACAAGTCATGTACATCATTGCCATCATTGGACGCCACTTCTTGGTCATCCAATCTTCGTCAGGCTTTTTCTTTTCTGTTTTTAATTCTTTTGCCATATTAAACTCCTAATACGTGTAAGGCGTGTTCATAATGTTTAATGCGGTCCTCAAGTCCAATGGTACCACCGTTGATTCGTTTTGTCAATGTGAGAATATCACCTTTGTCTGCCCACTGGTTAAGGTTGTTTGATTCCCAAAACCAACATGCAGATTGTGCGGCACCTTCAAATGTGGCCAAATACTCAGATACTTCTTCTGGTGAAATTTCTAATGAATCTGCAAATGCTCTGTAGTTGTTTTTGCCTGTCAATTGAATTAGGCCACGACCACAATATCTGTAACCATCACCAGAGGCCTCATCGCCATTACCCATACGACTAGCATAGACACGATTGGCAATTGCTTCTTGTTTGTTTGGCAGTGAACAGTAGTGGTTGGCAATGGCATCATCAGGAAAATACTTCGGAAAGATTTTGCGTAATGATGCAGGTCGATAGTTTAGATTCTCTTTGAGTACCATGAAATTACCAGATTCGTGAGCACATTGAGCAATGAATGCTGCAACTCTCTGTGGTGTATTAATCTCATAGTCTGGCAATAATTGTTCTAATGCACTGTACCAATAATCAAGATATGGATTCTTTGGTAGAAGTTGTTTCAGTTGTTCTTTAGTTAGTTCCATTTTTTACCTCAAATTGATAGTGCTACATTGCACACTTGTACGATATATCTAAATGCTTGTTCGTTGTCTGCACATTCCTGAGCAGCACGTACATCACGTATCTCATTAATGAGATAATTTCTTTCTTCTGCACTAATATTACCTAATTGGCATTGTTCAACAATGGCCTGAATTTCTTGTTCTAACGGATGCATTATCTTCCTCCCCATGCGGATTTTGCGGCTTCAATTCTTTGTTCAGCAGTCTTCTTACCTATTTCACAAAATATTTTACTACCACCATGACTCATTTTAATTGCATGGTTGTGTAGACCAACAATATTCTCTTGTTGTGGGTCTTTGCGCCAATTAACATAAACCACCATCAATTCAGTCTGAGATATAACTTTAGACCAATTTGCTGATGTGCAATCAACTTTACGCAATTCATTGTCTGTTATTACCAAATAATTCAACAAGACAGGATCATGCGGTTTCGGCCAATACTTCTGTATTGTAGTACAGCCACTCAATAACACTAAACTTAAAATGATTAATAATTTATTCATATGCATATTTATACCCTCTTTTTATCTTTTTTACGCCATTGTAGACACACAACCTTTCGGTTATACACATCACCACTCCAAGCCCATCGCACACACTCATAATCTGGTGTGACATAACTTAGTGTAAATGATAGTAGTAAACTGGCCACTATTTATTCGCCAATGGGTTGTCAATCGCCTTCTGTATTTTACTATCAACTTCTTTCTTTAACTGAACCACTTCACGTTCAATCTCTCTACGTGCGTCAGCCATTTCTCTACGAATAACGTTGGCTTCGTTGCGAGCCTTCTCCAAATCTTCACGTACCGCTTTACGCATATCACGCATCTCACCTTCAGTTTCACGCTGTGCATTCTTAACACTACGTTCCACCTGTTCAGTTACTGTTTCATTACGGCGAATATCGTTTTTCAAATCAACTTTAATATCACGTGTATAGTCTGCACCTTTTTGACTGTTTTCTTCAATGACTGCCAGTCTCTTATCAAACTCAGATAGGTCTGGTGCTTCATAAGATGCGATCTTTTTCTTCATATTCTGATAGTCTTTGTACACTTCAAATGTACCATACAATGCACCTAGAGTTGATGATACAATAGTAGCAGCAACCATTAATTTTGCTGGTGTAAATTCATAACCACCAATACTGATAACAGTATCTTTGCTTGCATACTTTTTCATAGCCGCTTCGGCTTCATCAATCTTAGCATTTACGTTTTTAATTTCTTCTGCCATTTTAATTTCCTATTTTGTATTGTTGATTAATCATTTCCTGATGTAGTCTATCAGAACTCATTTGTCTTAAAACTCTAACATTATCAATTATTTTTTGGTTTTTATAAACTTCTTTCACCTCATAGAACGGTGAATCTTTAATAGATATTGCCAAGTATGCATTATAACCAACGGGCACCACTGTCAATTTATTCAAATCAACACCACCAGCCAATTCAGAAACATCACCTTTGTTTTTAACAGTTTCGTTGTTATCAACTCGTTGTTCTTGTGTCGCAGTGATACTGGATTGCTTGTTCTCAAAATGACTTGATACCATTTGTTGTGGTAAAGATGGCATCTCGGCACCTTGATTCACACTTTGGTTTTCTTGCTTTGGTGTAAATTTTGGTTCTTCCACAACAGATGCGTTGTTCATCATTTGAGTGTTGTTCATACTATAAAATGATGAATTGTTATTTGTTGTTTCTTGTTGAAAAGAATTTGTTGAAGAACCAAATGTTAAACCAGGAATATTCATTTTAATTCCTGTCATATCTAAACTTAAACCAATGCCATCAGATGGGTTTGCATTTTCATTGTAAGACATTCTGGAAGATTCACTGGCAACAGCACGAGCAATTGCTTCAGTTGCAGCAACAGCATTACGTGCAATACTCAATGCGTTTACTGGTGATATTGTTCTTCTGTCTTGTTGCACATCTTGTTGTCTCTCTGCAACACCAGCAGGTGATCCAGGTGGAGGTGGTACGGATGGGTTGGAAGCATTCGTTTGGCCACTTGAACCGGAACCAGGAGCTGATGCTAACTCTTGTGGTGGTGGTCTAGCGGCATCAGGTATATCATCAGAAGGTTTAATCTCACCTGTAATGGAAATTGTTGCACCACCTAAATCCATCTTTACTTCCGCCTTGGTACTGGTGGTATCTTGAATTGGTGCTCCAGGTGGTGGCGGTGGTGGAGAACCAGGTGGTGGTGCATCAGGTTTAGGTGCTTCAGCAACTGTTGTTTTTGTTTGTGTCTCTAGTGCAACCTTTTGTGCATATGCTGTTTGATAACCTGGACACGATGTGCTGTATAATTGTGTAATGTTACATTGTTGTGTTAAGTAAGCCGAAGCATAACCTGGACATGTTGTAC